TGAAGACCGTGAAGAGCCTTTTAGGGGTTCGAGTGGTGTTACCCATCCTTTGATTGCGGAGGCAGTCACTCAATTTCAAGCTCAAGCTTATAAAGAGCTGTTACCTAGCTCTGGTCCTGTAAGAACACAGGTAGTAGGTACTTCTACTCCTGAGGTAGTATCACAATCTCAGCGTATTCAGGACTTTATGAATTATCAGATTATTCATGTCATGGACGAATACGACCCTGAAATGGATAGATTATTATTTTATTTACCTTTAGCGGGTAGTGCATTTAAAAAAGTTTACTTTGATGACATTTTAGATCGTGCAGTTTCACGTTTTGTTCCTGCTGATGACCTAGTAGTACCATACAATGCTACCGATTTAGCTTCAGCATCGAGAGTAACTCATGTAACACGCATGTCTTTGAATGATATTCGTAAGTTTCAGGCAGGTGGGTTCTATCGTGACGTAGAATTATCGACTTATGAGCAAGAAGATGAGGTACGTGAGAAGGAAAGGGAGCTTTCTGGCGTAGAAAAAACTACTAGTGACATGGATTGCACCTTACTTGAGGTGCATACTGACCTAGATTTAAAGGGTTTTGAGCATGTTAGTCCGTTAGACGGAGAAAAAACAGGGATAAAAATTCCATATATCGTTACCATTGACCAAGGTAGCGAAAAAATACTGTCAATTCGTAGAAATTTTAAAGAAGGGGATCAATTTTACCGAAAAGAACAGTATTTTGCCCATTATAAGTTCCTTCCAGGTCTAGGATTCTATGGTTTTGGGCTTTTACACATGATTGGTGGTTTAGGACGCTCGGCAACATCAATTTTGCGACAACTTATTGATGCAGGCACGCTAGCTAACCTTCCTGCAGGGTTTAAAGCAAGAGGAATTAGGATAAGAGATGCTGATGAGCCGTTATCACCCGGTGAATTTAGAGATATTGACGCTCCTGGTGGCGCATTAAGGGATAGTTTAATACCTTTACCTTACAAAGAGCCAAGTCAAACGTTGATGTCGCTGTTAGGTGCGGTTGTAGATGCAGGAAGGCGTTTTGCTCAAGTAGCAGACATGCAAGTAGGTGATGCAAACCAACAAGCAGCGGTAGGAACTACTGTAGCGTTACTGGAACGTGGTTCAAGAGTCATGTCAGCGATACATAAACGTATGTATTACGCACAAAAACAAGAATTTAAGATGTTAGCTAGGGTATTTGCAGAGTCTTTACCTCCGATGTACCCATATCAGTTAGTTGGCGTTGATGCTATGGTTAAACAAGCTGATTTTGATGAAAGAGTAGATGTAATTCCTGTTGCAGACCCCAATATTTTTTCTATGTCGCAACGTATGGCATTAGCACAGACTCAGTTACAGTTAGCTCAATCAAATCCACAGATGCACAATTTATACGAAGCTTATCGAAGAATGTATGAATCCATAGGTGTCCAAAACATTGAGGCTATCTTACCACCACCCCCACAGCCTCAGCCTATGGACCCTGCTTTAGAAAACTCCATGGCGATCATGCAAAAACCGTTACAAGCTTTTCCTGAGCAAGACCATGATGCACATATCGCATCTCACATAACTTTTATGAAAACCCCTGTGGTAGCTTCTACACCTACAATCTTTAGCATATTGCTATCACATATTTGTCAGCACGTAGCATTTAAAGCACGAATTATGGCACAAGCGGAGATGCAACAAATTATGCAAGAACAGATAGCTATGGGTCAGCAACCGCAACAAATGAACATGGAACCAAGGGTGGCGCAGATTATAGCGGTAATTAGTGAAGAAATTTTAGCAGCACTTATGCCACCACCTCAAGGACCAGACCCCTTAGTAGAATTAAGAGCTAAAGAACTGGATATTAAAGCCATGGACTTACAGCGTAAAGCTAGTGAGTTTTCTGAAAGGCAAAACTTTGAAGAGCAAAAAGAAGCTGAGAGACAAGGTTTGATTCGAGAAAAAATAGGTTCTACTGAAGATATAGCGCAACTTAGAGCTAACGTTAACTTAGAGCGCATAGAGAAAATGGGCGGATCTGGAAGAGGAAACTAGTGAAAGACCCAAAATTAGGCACAGGTAAAAAACCAAAAGGCAGCGGTCGTAGACTTTATACGGATGAAAATCCTAAAGATACAGTAAGAATTAAGTTTGCAACTCCAACTGATGCTAGGCAAACTGTTGCAAAAGTAAAAAATGTAAATAAACCGTATGCTCGTAAAATACAAATATTAACAGTAGGTGAACAAAGAGCTAAGGTTATGGGTAAAAACAAAGTAGCGTCTATCTTTAAAAAAGGTAAAGAATCGATAAGAAATGCGAGAAAAGTTAATATGGGCGGTGCTATTAGGGTCAAAGAAAAAGCGAGGTTATTTTAATGTTCCACGTGAAACAATTTATTATTTTATTATTCATGTCATTACCTGTTTTTGGTTATGACTATGCTATTCCGAGGATTGATGGTAGTTATCAATTAAGAGATAACACTGTGATTATGCCTCGCATTGACGGAAGTTATTCTATTGGAAATAGAGCTACTGCGATACCAAGAATTGACGGTAGCATTTATTTTAATGGTGAGGTAACACCGCAAGAAAAAACTGTAATTATTAACGACTATTTACGGAAGTATGAATAATGGTTCGTAGAACACAAATGCAAAAACAGATGAATATATCATCTACTAAAGCAGATAAATTGCTTAAAAAAGCAAAAAAAATGAACAATAGAATGTTTAATCAAGGCGGTTTAGATATGAAATTAAATAAAAATGTTAAAGGCATGGCAGATGGTGGTTCAACAGATTTTCCTGATTTAAATAAAGACGGTAAAGTAACTCAGGCAGATATATTAAAAGGTCGAGGAGTTAAATTAGAACTTGGTGGTTTATTAGTTCAGGATGGAGACTCTGAAGGGGTTCGAGGAACAGGAGCCATGATAAAAGGAACGACATTTAGAGGAGTATTTTAAAATGGCTGTAAAAGATTTTATTAGAAAAAGAAAAAGTAAAAAACTAAGAAAACAAGCAGATAAAGAACCCCCCATTAAAAAAATAACAGGACCTAAAGCAAGGAAAAAAACAAAAACTAGATTTGGCGTAGGTCCTCTTAAAACAATAAATGGTAAAGCAAATGTAAGTGCGGAACAGTTAAAGAAAACTGGGTTATCTTTACGTCAGTATATGAATACTTGGAATAAAACAGGTAAAAGACCTACTGCAAAAGTTACTACAGGTCCTAGAGCTGGAGATACTTCTAGGCAACCTGTAAGGGCAGGACGAGTTACAAGAGGTCCTAGAGCTGGAGATACTTCTAGGCAACCTGTAATGGCAAAAAAAGGTCCTAGAGCTGGAGATACTTCTAGGCAACCTGTAATAGCGGGACGAGTTACAAGAGGTCCTAAAGCTGGAGATACTAGGTCGCAACTTGTGATGGCAAGAAAAGGTTCTAGGGCTGGAGATACTTCTAGGCAACCTGTAATAGTGGGACGAGTTACAAGAGGTCCTAGAGCTGGAGATACTTCTAGGCAACCTGTGATAAGTGGATCTATAAGAGATGCTAGAGAGGCTAGATCTCCACAGGCACAATTTAGAAAAAAAATGAGAACTTCTTTAAGAAAAAGACAAGCCGCTCGATTGGC